GTTCTTAAGAGGTTGATTTTGTATTATAGTTCGAAAAATCTAAGCGAATTTTGTAGGACTCAACTCCTAACCTAGACCACACGCTCGTCAGGCATGCAGATAAGGCACAGCTTTAGCCGTACTAATTGGTTAGGCGACGCTTTAGGTAAGATTCTATAGAACTTTTAATACATAAAAGAACCTCGACTAAAGCGAGATCATGGGGCATGGATTATAGCTTCAGGGTTTATCACAAAAGGTGGTAAACTAGTCAAGAAACCAAATCGGAATTTGTCTTTGATTGCCCTAAATACCTTTACTTTCTGGCTAGTGGAAGATTTAAAATACCAATGAATTGGTAATTGTCCATCATTCCAACTAGCGTACGTATCAGGATGAGAAACTCGGGAAATGTTGAATGCTTGATAATAAGGAACTTTTGCGTCAATAGCACCTTCTTGTGCGAAATGTGGAATACATCGCACTCCAGATGTTATGTAGCCTGCGTTATCCAATAACTTAAAACCAGTTGGACTGGTATTTTTGAAGTATTGATTAGCAAAAGTACTCATTACAAAGGAATCACCAATAAACCCTTGCGTCTCATGCGTGATCATTCTCAGAGCCATCTGCCCTGTATAGAAGCCATAACCTGACGAGAAATAATCAACTAAGTCAATATATTCTGAATCTTCCGTAGCACGGAATTGGTATGGATTCACAACAAGAGCTTCTGTCTCTGTAATTGCTTTCGTTGGTGAAAAAGGTAAATAAGACATTAAGACTTTATTTAAATGGGAAAATCTGTCCCCCATAGAAATTTCTAGATTTCTAATAGGATCAATGGGAACAGATGGACCAGAAGCTATAGGAAAACTTCTGGTCTGAGTTGCACTACGGGATGAGTTTCCAAATCCTGTAGTTAGAGAGCTCGAAGAACTATGCTTCATGGGGAGATAATTGATAAGAGTTGAAGGGTTAGATAAGGCTACATCAGTGGCGTGAAAGCTAGGAACACAATAAATTGTGTGAGCTACATCAGCAGTTACTTCCAGCGGAACCTCAACAAGGACGTAAAGAGTACCATATGAACAAAATTCTGTTTTTTGTTTGGCCAACAGATACTCATATCCTGAAGATGTTCCATCGGCAATAAATGGTGTTGCAACATATTTCATAGCTGTATTAGCCATTGGTTTCGCCGTTATCTGTTGATTAGCTTTATCACCTGTAAATTGAACTACATTTGACATTGCCAAATTGACAACATCTTTGTCAATTATATCTCCAACAGCATAGGTTCCATGATCATTGGGCGCTTCTAGAAACCTCAACTTTACGTTGTGGAACATAGTCAAGAACACGTCAAAATCGAAATGTAAGTTTGCATTCCAATTCTGACACGTTGAGGATACCCAAGCTTGATGGGTTAGATACAACCCACCATCATCCTTTATTATAGGATTGATAGTGAGGGGAAACGTAGCTAGCACTTGATTTGGAACTTGATCATCAGAAATTTTGAAGATTTTATCATCGAGAATATTTGGTGTTCTCATAATATAATCTACAGACATTTCGTCCAATTGAGTTCCAAAAAGAGGATAGTCTGTTGCTATACTTGTTTCTTGATCAAGTGTATACACATGATCGTTTATTGCAGTCTGTGAAGATAGTTGTCCATCACCGGGCTTCCATTTCACTGCTACAACAGGTGCATCTAACGTAGGCTTGCTATATCCCAACGCACTGGCGGTATTAGCACCAGCTTTCAAGAGTGGCGCAACAGTGGACGCTAAATTACCAACCATAGGTAACCCAGCAGCCGAAGTTGCAACTTGAGCCCCTTCACGTAAAACGGCAGAAACAATACCTTCATTCTTCATATTGCTAGCCTCTGATACGTGCTTTTGAGGGATTGGTCGAGGTCGCTGTGGCGGGGCAGCCGCAGCAGACCGTTGAACAGGTGGATGCATCTTGCTATTCCGTGCAACCATAGCACGTAATTCGCGATTTGCTTCTTCCACCCGTTTGCGAAGAAATGCTTCACTTACAAGAGGAGCACCAATGGTTGGGTACTCTAATTGAACTGTTCCTGCATCTGCTTGTATATACACATTCATTTTCACTGTTCCTATATCAAGAGGGGTTAACCTCCCAATATATAGTTTACCAGGTCTTCCTGTACCTGACTGTAAGTTTCTTGACAGAAATGCCGAAACCCACGGTACAGTCATACTGATGGTTTGTGAAGTTGTCAAAGACACCTTCATGTGTGGTGTTTGTGAAATTTGAACAAGTCTAGACGTGCGTGATGCAATCGCTTGATCAGTCATGTCAGCATATAAGGCAATGATAAGTCCACCAGACGTTTTTGGTGCAACTGTAAATTCGAAGCGCACCTTTAAAAGTGTTCTAAGAAAAGCAAAACCTTTTATTTTGTCATGAACATTAGTTTGCGATAAAAACAGCTCAATTGGATCAAGTAAGTATAGCTGTTCTCCGGGTTCTCCCCCAATAGGGATCACAGAGGACATTACTAGATACTCGCGAGTAAGAATATCATGAATGCTATGATCCCTTCCTTCCTTAAAATTCTGAACTTCTCTACTACCCAGTTCCTGTTCCATTGGTAGTGTTTCTACCACGGGGATATGGCTAGTAGCGAAGGTCACAATTTGTTGTCCAGTTTCGACTTCATTCCTCTCATCGTGAAATGGAAGAATGGAGTTGCGTGTGTCTTCATTGTTTAATGATTGAACGTTGTCTGTGTTTTGTGCTACTCTTATTTTAAATCACATAGTCGAGTAAAACTATTGTGACGCTGGGGGTGTGATTCTTCACAGGGGCTGCCTGCGTGGTGATCACCAGTGTAAATACACTTACCACTTGTGTTTTGTGTTGTGATGTGGGAAAGCGATGCTTCATCGCCGCTCACACCATGGTTTACAATATCACCAATGTCTTCTACTATAGAAGAGTGGGTGATAAGGTCAAGGTCATATTCTGCACTAGTATCAGAAGTAAAATAAGATACATTATCGCTGTCACGGACCATCTTTCGTAAAACTCGTTGACTGAAGAAACAGTCGGGCGGTAATACTATTTGATGCTCTTGACACCGATCGATTATCTTGTTCCGATATTCCTCAAATATATGAGGTTCATGCATAGACAGTTCGCGTATTGCCAGCCTTGAATTCATTTGCATTTGCATAGATTTTGTTCCATACTCTTGTTCACATCGGTCCCAATTTAATGGTTCCAATATAGAACTAAGTTCCAATGGAGCTAACCATATACGAAGATCTTCATCGAATACAAATTTACGTTTTATTATAGAGATTTCACTCATTGTTTTGAATTCTATCTCTCCTCCGTCCTTTGTTTCAGGAGTACAATAATGACCATATTTTAACATATAAGATGACCATTTAGTGATGTCTATAAGATTCACTAAACGTTCATCAAATGCTATAATACTATCATCACCATATATTGCCACGTAAAAATGTCGATGCAAATCATTCATACATGATATTGCCTCACTAGAACCGACGTCTGATAACATATCGTACAAACAGAGATAAGTAATACCATAATTATACATTGTATTAATTATAGCAGTACCCGGATTTCCTGACGGTTGTCCTCTTGCTATTTGTACTATTACGTTGCCAAACACTTGTTGAGATGTTACAATATCTTGCCATAATGCACGCGAAACAGGGTCTTTCCTAGCGTATTGCTTTTCTATTACGCTGTGAATTACCCATAACAAATCTCTATTCAGGGTTCCATCCCAATTTGTGAAATCTGTTGCAATAAATTGCTTGGATTTCGGATGTGCTATTGATGTCAACTGTAACGCCAACACATCCCAGTCTGCTGAATAGGGATTTATGCCGATGAGAGATGAATTGAAAACCTTATTCTCCATTATTGTTGCAAAATAATCTAGATTATATTGTCTAAACAATACAACATAATGAAGAGGGGCTGCCGCGAATGAACGCGTTTTGCCTGCGTCTACTTTTTCAATAGGTCTCAGCTCATCTTTTGCCGTCGACACAAAATAACATTCGGGTCGAATATTATTTCGTGCCTTTGTCCTGTAGTCGTCAATGAGTCTAATGAGTAGGGGATGATCATATATCCATGTTTCATTCTCTCCAAGAAATGCTGTTTTTCCTTTCTTACCATTTGCATGTTTATTGAAAGGATAACCTGCACTCGAGGATCGATTTATTCCAACAATATATTCACTTCCTTCTATCCCACTAATTGATTCATTGTGCGTGAGTTGTCGTATTTTGCGCGTTGCTGCAAATTTATGCATCAAACAACCATAGAATACTGCCTCTTTATCGCTCGAAACCGAAATTGAGGGCTCCATATATTTCTTCATTGCTTTATTAACAACATGTTCACCATTGAAAAATTGTAAATTCGCTGGTTTCTTTTGTGTTATAAAGATCTGATTATGAAATAGAGATGGACGTATTCTACTTTTGCTGTTCGTGTATAAATTGTGTGGAATGTTGCCTACCTTATTAAACTGGTTATCTAACATGGTATTGGACTTATACAATTCACACTGTTTGAAAGCAACGTGCTTGGAAAGGTGTTCGCTGATGCCTTCCATCATCTCGAATGTTATGATTTGACCATAACTTCGATCACTACAATTGTAACCTGCCATATGTATACCAAGAATGTTTCCTGAATAATGAGCTGTGTTTGCTATTACTACACTGCCACAGTATCCTGGAACACTCTGCATAGGATACTGCATCACCCGGTAGGTGAAATCCGTAGCTCCTGTTGGACCTCGTGCTTCTAGAGGCTCCGTACATATTTCGGTTATCTTTGTGTGTTGCAGCTCAATATACCAAGCCATTTTACCTGTTACATTGAGTTCCTTAGAGTCGTCAAATTGTGCGTTGATTGTTGTCGTCATAACCATTATCCGTTCACCCTCCAAATCTTTCAAATTAGAAGTTTTCACGAATGTTGGTCTGTGTGCGTCGCCGAATGTTGTCAAGTCAGTATGTTGTCGTACTGCCGTGCCGCCGAAGTCAAGAACGATGATGTCATAATATCGATTGTCACTATTCTCATGTAATAGTTGTAAAACCGATACTTTCTTTGCCGATATTCCAGTAATCCTTTCGAAAACGTTGTAAAGATGGAATGTTCCTTTTATATAATCTTCATAAGTGTATCCTTCTAGTAAATGCATGTTTACTATAAAGAGTCCACCCTTCACGAAAAATCCACGTAATGTGCGAGCATTACGTTTTTCATCAATGAATTGAATAATATACGTATTTGAACATAAGATCTTTGCCATTGCGTACGCCATACTGGATGCCAATTGTTTCGTTGCCGTGTCGCCGTCTTGATTTGCAAATTCTTCCATTGCAAATCTTTCAACCTGTGAATTACTTCCTGAACTTTGCTTGAACAAAGGCCTGGAAATAATCTTTGATTTCGGGGGTTCTTTTGGTTTTGTCTTCTTTGCCGTTGATGCATCACCTGAATTGTACTGTTCCTTTTCAGGTTTATCATCTTGAGAGTTGTCCGTTGTCATTTGCGTTGGTCTGCATTTCTTACATTCTTTGCCCTTTCGAACAAAGGTTGTCTTGCGTTTAATTCGTCTGTAAATTAAAAATCCTGTAATAAGAAAACCTAATGCTGCTAATATTTTATGGGATCTTTTGTGAGTCTGCTTTTTAACGAAGAAAGATTTAATTTTGAGATAAGGTTTACATAATAAATTAATATATAAGAATAAAAAGGGAGATTGCCAAAATGAAGTGAATTTAATGTACCAAATAAAAGTATAATAATGCCACATCATCCAATCTATTGGATGTCGTGTAAAAGAAGGGGTGCAAAATTTATAATATAAATGATTAAAATTGTCTTCTGTGAAATTTCGAATATTATCGCAAGTGTCTGTAAGCCAAGAGTGTTTTTCTGCTACGTCCATGTTCTCATCAACTAAATGAAGTTGATTTGATTGAACGCGGGGAGGGTCCGGTTGTGATCGCGTGAGTCCTCGTGTTGCGTGCACTTTGAAAACGTCACAAGATCTTAAGAATGTATTATGTTTCTCCAAGAGTGCTTCCTTTACTTTCTCACTTACTTGATCGTAAGTAAATGTTTCCTTGTCATCTTTGAACACATAGATGTGAGTGTTCGCCTTTGATAAATCAATTTTTGATGGATCTACTACCCTTACTCCATTATGAATACGTGAATATTCAGGAAGTAATTCCACTTTAAATTGAAGATCAATTCGCCGTTTGTATGCATCTTTACTTGTCAAATAGTCGAGTGCTGGGGTCTTTACGTTGTCCGTTGCAATGATCAGTGCTGAGTTAAAGTTCGCATTAGCCTTGTTCTCCAATTCTGCCACGTTTAAGAGATGTGTATGTGAGTTCGCAAAGTGAATCATATCTACAGGGAAGGGTTGACCTTCCTTTAAGAAATGAGGATTCACTTGATTAGCGTCATCACATACAAATATCTTAGACATAGCTGGATTGTAGTTCGTCTTGTACTTATTCGCCACTGGATTATAATACATGTACTTTTCAAATTGTGAGCATTCGTCATATAGTTTGTCACCTTCAAGTCCTTCAAGAGAGAGAATTGTCCGTAGTGCATCACCGCTAATTAGATTAACGAGATGTGTTTTGCCGACTCCAGCTCCACCATATAAATGGAGGGTTACTGGAGGTTTTCTATTACCGTGTCCTGCTGGGGGGGATGTTTGGATCGCCTTATAATATTGATTAAGGCGCGCTGCTGTTCCTGCATATTTCAATCTATCCTCTGAGTGTGCCGGGAGATATTTCAATATCATCATTGATGTCAGTTCCAATTCAGTAATTTCCATATATGCGGATTGTAATAACCGCATATCCTTTTGTCCTTGTGCTGTTGTGTAATATGAGACTCGTTGCTCAATTCTTGCTATTTCCTTCGATAAATCAAACTCTTCTCCGCCTTTAGCCCATTTTACACAAGCTTTTGCTGCTTCCATGATGTAGTCCAAACCTTTTGCTGTCGTTGCCAATTGTCGTAATGATGATAAACATGCGTCGATGTGACTTTGATTGGGTTTTCGTTGAAAAATTAAACTCAAAATTAACGTGACTATTGCATTAAGTGCTGATTCGATGTTCATGTGTTTTTGGGGCATATTGTCTTTGTAATTAACGATGAAATTGTATATTATTACTACTAATTTAATAAATGCTGCTAGAGCTATACCTTTTATTTGAAAAATGTTATATAATGCTTTGATTGCCAAAATTTTCGCGGATACATACGGTACCCGCGCTATAGTGTCTACTGCGCAAATAACGTCTACCCAATTACAAAGTGCTTTCAATTCTTCTGGAAAAGCATTTATTGTGTCTTTTAAAATTTCTACCCATTCTCCGTTATCGTCTATCATTTCTGTATCGTCGAAAAGTTCCTTATCATCCTTATGCCACCATGCTGATGCTTCGTCATAAATGCTACTGTAGAAATGTTTCGTCGGGATGTCAAGTTGTTTCATGATTGCCTTGTCTGCTGCTTTTTGCCGCCGTAGTTTGATGAATTTCGCGTTTGAATGGAATAAATCGCGTGCCAATTTCGTGTCCTTTGCCATTAATCGTTCATTTCGCGTGTTTTTGTCCGATCTGTGTGTTGCTGAATTCCGTTTCGTGTTTTCCTTGTCGATGTTGCCATTAAGTGCATGCATTTCTTTGTTTGATAGAATTTCCTCTCGTAGTACATCACATACGATTGCTAACCAATCGTATTCTTCGCCGTATGTGTGATAAATTTCCTTGATCGTCGATTTTATTGTAATATCACACAACCATCTTCTATCAAACCACGGTATCGTCAAAATGTATGCATCTTCCTCTACTTCGCCATACAAGAAATCTGCACATTCTCTGAAATTAATTGCAAGCGTTATTTCTCCTCGTCCACATTCATCACACAAATATAGCGTTTCATACACCGTCTCGTCGCCATATATATTCGTGACTATGTTTCCATTTTCTAAATGTTGCAATTTATTTCGTCGCGTTTGTTGTCGTTCTTCCCATGATGATGATGTTTTTCCAATCACTTTCATTTCGTTGTCCTTTTGTTCATAATGCTTATTGTCATCGTCGTTCGTTGGTATCCTCTTCCAAGATTTTATCTGGATACTCGTCTTGATTCTACATTTTGGAGCGCTATCGAATAATGCCGCTGTACAGCAAAATCCTGTAAAGCAATCCTCAACATCAAATGCAAAATCATACTTTCGCGCAACAGGTTTATAGAAAAACCTCTTCTTCACTTTCATCTTTTCTTCTTTCACGATCTTATTTTTCTTCTTTCCTGGATTCAGCTTTACCGATGATAAATAATAATGAGTTAAACCAGAAGGGTCTATCTCAATTCCTACTCCTTGCTGAATCTTTTCAAGTAGTGTTTCGTTCTTATTCACTACTTTCGTTGAGATCTTAGCAGTTGGTTCTGCCAAGATTGCGTACATATTTGTGTCGTTGTCCAAGAATTGTCCATTTGATCTCTTCAATGAATACATCATTAAGAAAATTTAATACCTTCGGCTCTCTGACCCATGGGGATGGTCTAGCCTCCGGTTTTGCTCATCTTAAAAGAGTATACAGTGCGCTTTCGTCCGAATCAGATCCAAAAGAATCTGGTAATATTGGATTGAGGGTCCAATA